TACCCTTACATTACCCTAGACCTAGTAGGTATACGTGAGGACACTGAGCGTGCCCACAGAGGTGTTGTAAACCTAACCTATACGCCAGAAGGTTATACACCTAATCTTAACAGCAATGGCTCTATTAACCAACCAGTTAACTTTCCTATACCGGTAGATCTTATCTACCAAGTCTCAACATGGTCCCGTCAACCTCGTCATGATCGTCAGATTATGGCTAAGTTGTTTGCACCTGGTAGACTACCATTTAGATTTGGGCAACTACCCGTTCCTCAAGACGGTACCAACCGTCGTTTGGATATGTTGGGGTTCTCAAAAAGAGACACTACTGAAGGTGGCAAACGCCTCTTCAGCAATGTTTATAATATTCGAATCAGTGCAGAACTGTTCCCTGATCAAATCAGCGCAGTTTATACTGTAACCGATGTCAATACATCACTAGGGTACCAAACTACCCTTAACGCAACTATTTGGCAAACAACCCCGTCTCACTAAGAAAACAACCTAACCGAAGGAGTAACCCCGAATGGCAAACTTTGCCCGTCCCGGAGTCTATATCCAAGAAGTAGCTTTACAACAAGCTGTACAGCCTGCAAATACTGCAAACGCTGTCGGTGCATTTGTTGGAGCTCTTCCTAAAGGCAATGCAACTGCACCTGTACCAGTAAGTACTTGGACAGATTTTGTTAAAGCTTTTGGTGGATTGAATGACTCATACCCAACTACTTGGGCTGCCTATAACTTTTTTGCTAATGGCGGCCGCGATCTATATGTAAAGCGTGTTCTTGGAACAAGTTCAGCAACAGGTTCATTAATCATTACTGATGGTTCTGGAACTACCACTACCGCTACAGCTACCGTTACAGCAGCTTCTGCTGCATCCGGTACAATTACATATACAGCAACAAACACATTTACTGTTGGACAACTTGTAACAATTACAGGTCTTTCAACAACAGCATTTAACCTATCAGCTGTAGCTATTGCAACACGCTCAGGTTCTCAGTTTACTGTTACAAGTGCTGCTACCGGTACCGCTGTTACTGGCGCTTCAGCAACAGCAACTGTTACTACAGTTGTTCCATCAGCTCCAGCTTTTACAGTTACCGCAGTTAACGCAGGAGAATGGTCTTCTAATATCTCTGTTGCTATTATTGCAGCAGGAACATCTACTCGTTTTGGTCTTGAAGTTTATCAAACCATTACAGTTAGTGGAGCAACTTCAACTAGCTTAATAGAGTCATATACTGATTTAAGTATGTCTTCTACAGATAGAAACTTTGTTCGTTCAGTAATTAACTCTAATCCTGCATCTGTAATTACTATTGGTACTACAGGTTTTGACGCTACTAAGACTCCAGCAGTTACTGTTGGCTTAGCAGGATTACTTACTGGTGGCGCTGACGGCATAGCACCAGTTCGTGCAGATTACGCAGCAGCATGGTTAACATTTGACTCTGTAGTTAATCCTCTAGTTATGTATGCACCAGATGCGCCATACGCTGCAACTGGTACTTTAACTGCACAGATCCACGGCGATGCAGTAGCTTATGCTGCTACTCGCGCTGATTGTTTTGCGGTTGTTGATACTCCTTCTGGACTATCAGTTTCTGGAGCACAGTCACAAGTTACAGCTACCTCTGCTATCTTTGCTGCAAATACACCAGGAAATATTGCTGCAGCTTACTATCCATGGTACAGCATTCCAGACCCAACCAAGAGCATCGGCGTAACTCGCCTACAAGCTCCAGGTGCGGGTGTAGTAGGTCAATACCTTGCTACTGATGCAAGCCGTGGTCCAGCTAAGACTCCAGCAGGTTTACAGAATGTTATGGCTCTTGCCGTATCTACTGAACACCTATTTACTAATGCTGAACTTGATGATATCAACACAAGCGTAAACCCTATCAATGCTATTCGCCAGGTTCCTGGTGCAGGCATTGTTATTATGGGTGGCCGTACTTTTGATAATACTCCAAATAATCGTTATATCAATCTTCGACGTTCTTTGATTTACATTGAGAAGTCTATGAATGACCTAACATCATTTGCTCTTTTTGAGAACAATGACTCTAATCTATGGTCTCAAATCAATACTTCATTAAATAGTTTCCTTCGTAGTTACTGGCAATCTGGTGGCTTACGTGGAACAAATCCAAGTCAAGCATTCTATGTGCTATGTGACGCCACTAATAATAGCTTTACCGAAATTCAAGCCGGTAGAGTTAATATTGAAGTTGGTGTTGCGCTTGAATACCCAGCAGAGTTCGTTGTCATTAAGCTTGGACAACTAACCGGAAACGCCTCAGCGTAAAGGAGATAAATAAAAATGCCAGCATCTATAAATACACTAAGTACTTTGATGACGGATCCCGTCCGTAATTTTAGATTCTTAGTTACATTTAAACCAACAGATGAATGGAAAGACACAGGGTTTAAGCCAGCACAGATGGGGTTTGTTTCCCTATCAGGTCTTAGTGTAACAACTGAGCCTATTGCTTATCGTGAAGGTGGATACAATACTAACGTTCACCAGATCCCTGGTCAATCAGCATTCACACCTATTACTCTTTCTAAAGGAGTAATGCTCGGCCAAGACTCAAATATGAAATGGATGAAACGTTTATTCTCAGTAATCACACCTTCAATTACTCAAGGTGTAGGCGCCGGATTTAGATGTGATCTTGATATTCAAGTTTTGAGCCACCCAAATCCTCAAGCAAGTACTGGTGCAGCAGCAGCTCAAGCTCAAGCAGCTACAGCTAAAGATCAGCACACTTCACTTCGCTTCAAGGTGTACAACGCTTGGATTTCATCACTATCCTATAGCAATCTAGATGCAGGATCTAATACCCTTATGGTAGAAGAAATGTCTCTAGTTCATGAAGGATTTGATGTAGCCTACGCAACAGACTACACCCTAGCTAATACCGCTAAAGAAATTAACTAACTAACTAAAAGGTGAATAAAATGACTACAGATACCGTTATAAATGCGACAAACGATCCTTCTTTAGCAAATCAATTGGCTGACAAAGCCATGAAATCTGCTGATCCGGTGGTGGCTAGTAGTGCTCCTAAAGTAACTACTACGCCACCGCCTGATACAGATGTAGAACTTTTGGGTGGGTTACTAGATCCAGATAAAGGTTTTATTTCTACAGCGGAGATTAGAGAATTAACTGGATTAGACGAAGAGATTATCTCTAAGATAACTGACCCAGGCAAAGCACTCTTAACAATTCTTGAAAGAGCAACAGTAAAGATTGGCGACGAACCAGCTGATAGGGAGACACTAGATGCTCTCTACGCAGGTGATCGTGAGCTATTACTGTTAGCAATTAGAAAAGCTACTTTTGGTTCTGATGTTAAATTAGGACCTGGAGAATGCCCTAGTTGTAGTTTTGAACAAGTTTTTGAAATAGACTTGTCTAAGGATGTACCTCTCAAGAAACTTGATGGGGAACATACTTTTACTGTTAAATGTAAGGTTGGAGAAGTGGTAGTAACTCTTCCTACAGGAAGTACTCAAAAAGTTATTGTAACTTCTACCAACAAAACTTCAGCAGAATTGGATACACTTTTGTTGAAAAACTGTATTGAATCTATCAACGGGATGCCAGTTATCGGAATGGATGACGTTAGAAAACTAGGCGTAAAAGACCGTAGAGATATTCTTCAGGAGATTACAAACCGCAACCCAGGCCCACAACTCAGTGAAATCAAAATCCCATGTCAGTCTTGCGGCGCGGAGGTACCGCTCCCGCTAACTTTAGCGGAGTTGTTTCGCTAACGAGGTTGACTACGAACTACTTATGGATATGCAGGACTTATTGGTCCAGAACTATCCAGGGTGGACACTAAATGAAGTACGTAATCTAAGTATTAGAGAACGTATAAATTGGCTAGATAGAGCTACGGCTAGAATAAGGCGGTGATGTAAATGGCATCTGCATTTGGAAATATGGAAAGTGCTTCTGACGCTGAGTCCACCCCGTTTTCATCTATGGGTAGTGACGTTACATTTGAAGGAATGCCTAAAGGTCTGATTAAGTACTTTAAAGAAGTTGAAAAAATTGTTGACTCTATAGT